CTACTAAGCTAGCAGATGGGGGAGGACTAACACCAAAATTCCAACTATCTAAAATAGTAGGATCCATGTTATGTATATAAGACATAACATCAGTAGTAAGTGTAATTTTACACAATTGAAATATAAATTGTAAATCATATTCCTCTACATGGCGTGTGTATTCCTTAAATTTAGAAGGTTCATATATAGATGGAACTGGATTAGTAGTTGCAGTAGATAAGGTAAGATTGGTACTACGTGTTGTGTCTACCACAGTTATAAATAATTGGTTGTGCCAGCAAATGCCATTATTTTGTCCCTGGGCTTTGTGCAGCCAATAAGGCTTATTAAACATTTGTGCATCTGAAGATACCATAGACCCACTAGGTGATGGAGAATAAATACAGCTTCCAGGTGTTGCCCTATCATTAGTACCTTTTATATATAATGTTTCCGGTACTGCATCTCCTATAGTGCCTCCCCTGTTCCAAAAATGGCGTGCAAATAACTGTTCGCGTCGTAAACAAAAAAACATACTGTCCCCATATGCATCTGCAGACATTTGCAAATAGTCTGGATATTTACAAATAGATTGACAAATGTCTAAGGGAACCTCACTTTTATTATCCTGCAAAGTACTAAAGTCCATAGCACCATAGCCAGTATCAATCATATCACCATCCTCAATAGGTGTATTTACTAGTTCTAATGGAGGACAGTCACCTGTTTGCACAGCACCGGGCTTACAGGCAGTACCCTTAGCCCAATGTTCCCCAATAGCAGGAACACAACCAATAATACATAACTGGGTTTGTTTATAATCCACTGACACATTATCTCTAGTGTCGTGTGTAACTACAGAAGTAGCAACATGGGAATTTTCTGTGTCATCCAATTTGTTGTAAAAGGGATGACCACTAAGGCTAACACCTAAAGGCTGCCCACGACCTACCTCCATGCCAACACAGGCCCATACTAAACGTTGTGTTTCAGGATTATATATATTAGTGTCTGGAAGACCAAATTTATTAGGGTCAGGTAATGTAACCCGAAACACTCGATACTGATAGGCAGACACTTTAGGAATGTCTTGCTTGCGGCCTCCATTTGAGGTAACTTTATAGTATGGATGTCCAACGGTTAGAAGCCTAGAGCTGCCAGCATGATAAAATGTACTGGTACGTGTTACATAATCGTCTGTGTTGACAACTTTAGCCACTGAAGGTGGTGGAAGGTATACCTTGCTGTCACTAGAACGCCACAAAGCCATCTGTAAGAAAATAGGGAACACGTTTACGTTTTTTGAAAATAAAATAATAATTAGGCCATAAATAATAGTTTGTTCCCTGAAGTACAACTGAATGTGTATTATTAGGCAGTAAAGGTACTATATTAGGCCACTGGGGTATAGTAGTAGGTAATGTCATGTCAGGCCCTGTATGAACAGGAACATCCCAAGATGTTGCTAAAGGAATAGTAGTATTACTATAACGAGAGGATACACTAGATATAGTTGAAGTGGTAGGTTGTGTAACATCAGAAATATTTCTATCATATAGCATGGCATTATTATCAATATCAGTGTCAGCATAAATGTCAAAGAGGCCATTAGTGTCAGCAGTAACTGCTGCATCAGGCAGTAAAGGCTGCATTTCAATAC